TTTTAGCTGGTTTCCTAGACTTCTTTTTAGCTGGTTTCCTAGACTTCTTAGTTGTTTTTCGTGACTTCTTTTTAGCTGGTTTCCTCGACTTCTTTTTAGCTGGTTTCCTCGACTTCTTTTTAGCTGGTTTCCTAGATTTCTTTTTAGCTGGTTTCTTGACCGCTGTCACACCCAATGCAGCCATCAGTTGTGATTTATTCATTTTGCTACGACCTTTAATTTTGCGTTGGGTCGCGAGATTCTTTAATTCTTTCAGTGTAGACATTTTTATTTGAAACAAATAAAAAAAATTAATTACCTAAATCTATTGGATATTTTTCTCGGTTAAATCTGGCGGTTTGCAATGCCATAAGGTCTTCACGATGAGTTACCGTGTCTCTGGTAAATTGTTGAGGTGATAAATATTGACTATCTTTAGTTAACGGGCATTTCGGATATCTTGGCCATAGACCACCCATAGGAGTTTTATATACAACAGAGTTAACGTCACTTCTAACCGTGTAAACCGGTAGCGAGTACGTCGGATCAATATCCTTGTCTAGATAATACATTATTTGTCCGGCATGAATGTCAGAATAATTTTTATAGTGTTTTCCGTAATTCGTAAGACTGTCTTCGTAAATGTCTTTTAGTAGTACTTCTCCTGATAAAGGAGGTCTATCGAGCTGTTGAGCTACACCTCCGCGCATACTATTAATTAATCGCGGATCAAACGCGGTTACTGTATTTTCACAGCCATTGCAATCGCATTTTGAAGCTGAGGCGTCGTGGAAAAATCCTGGATACTCTGTTAGACCAAAGTTAGGATTTAAAAGTTCATACTTATCTTTTTTCAACCAAGGGCTTGGTTGTCTCATACTAGTTACATAACTTGTTGATTCACACTCTGAAATATCTTTTAGTTGACTTTTACTTTCCAAACCTAAATTATTAGTGTCTCGTTCTCGAGCTTTTCGTGCCGGCCAAAGAGGAATTTTAGGTTCACATTCAACGCACTCGCAAGAGGTTTTGGGATAATCAGGACCGATTAACTTTCTAATCATTTTATTGTATAATATTATTTTATAAACACAAATTTAGAATAAATGATTCTGACACTGGAAGAATTATGTTATAGGTCGTTGGATTTACCAAGGCACAAGGAATGGTACTCTGACGTGTTACATCAGATAAAAATAAGAAAATTACACGAAGAACTCTTAAAAGTTTTCGCCAATGCTGGGACTATTATGCAAAATAGTTTAGGATATCTGGGGTATAAATTTACAATCACAAAACATCTGTATATCAAAAATAAGGTTATTAACTTAATATTTCAATCAATGGATGTTAATAATCAACAAGATTCGGCTGTTGTGCGTAAAATGATGACAGAACATATAGAAAATGATATTATATAAAGTATAAATTAGAAATATAAATGACCGAACCTTACTTGGAATTTGCTCAGTACTTATACGAAATAGGAATACTATGGGATTCAAAATTAATAGAGTCATTAGAAGTTATATCTAAATGTAAAAACATCACATCAAATCCAGAGAGAAAAAAGTACTGGAATGATAAACTCAGAGAAGTTTTTTGGTCACGAGTCAAATCCAAATTGTAACTTTAATTGTGTCAATTAAAGTTAATTATTTTCTCATACAACACTTCTTGTACTTTTTACCTGAATCACATGGACATTTATCGTTGACACGAATTTTAATACGTTTTTTCGCTGGTCCCTTTTTCAAACCAAGAAGGACTTGTAACTTGTTTATTTGCTCCGCATTCATTTTACTAGGATCGGAGATGGAATCTGCGAATTGCATTATTGTATTAATTTTGTCTTTGGGATATTTAGACAAATCTAAGCCCATATTACTTAGCGCTTTTTTGAGATCGTTAGACATTTATAGTTTCATTAAAAATTTTAAGCGGTATTTGCTACGTAACATTTTCTACAAGCGGGAATATATTTAGCCGAGTCACCAACATCCACCACCGCATCATTTTCACTGTTTATTCTCATAGAGAATAGGGCATTTACGTGTTCACCGGCATTTTCCCAACACAATTTACAAAAAGGTGTAAGTTTATCGATAGTGTCGCACACTGGAATTAGATCTAAAATTTCTCCAAACTTTGCGCGTTTAAAATCCGAATTTAACCCTGCTATGAGAACTTTTTTATTATACGTTTCAACATGTGTTAACGAGAAATCCTTTAACCCCGAGAAAAATTGAGCCTCATCGATCCCAATGACATCGAATGAAGATAGATGCGCTTTGAGAGACTCTTCACCTCTAACACAAGTGATTTCTTCATTTAGCTCTGACAAGTTTTGTACTTTTGTTGCTGCGATATTTCCAATAGATTTCATCGTTGGATTATGGGTAGACCACATTGTTGTAGCTCGATCGTCAAAGGAGCTGTTCACATACAAAACATTGAGCTTCATCGCAGCGTAAATATTCAGTCTCCGTAGTAATTCTGTGCTTTTTCCTGAAAACATAGGACCTATGATAATTTCTAAAGTAGGAGCCATTTTTTATTCATCAGATTCGTTGAATAAAAAATCAGTTTTTACGATATTTTTTACAAACCTCAGCACCCCCTAGACGTATTCGTCGTAATATGTCTCTTTTATTTTCCGGGGCTTTTTAACACAATCACAATCTTCATCGCAAGCATAATTACCCAAACCCGGGTCCGCAACTTCAATAGACTCGTCCATATCATTACATCTGAAGTGTGTCAGATCATCTCCCTCGTCAAAATAATTCTCTTTAGTTAAATCCAAAACAGCTACGGCAAGTAAGAACACACCAACTGCTATTAAAAATTTACTGCTGTGACCCACAAAGGAATTTTTCTCAGCACCAGAAGATTTATACCCCAGAAACATTAATGATCCCAGGCCGCCACAAACTAAAGACGCTATTGTTAAATTTCTTGCTATCATTTATTGTATGAAGAAAAATCGATGAAACAAATAATTTAAGTGTATATGTATGAATAAAAATGAATGACGACCAGATTAGAACTATTCTTAATAATATACACCAGCATTGTACAGGTAAATCAATTAGTGATGAACTTGCTAAAAAATACACAGAAGATCTCAAGAACAAGAAAACAACACTGAATGATATTCACGGCGAGTTAATTAACGGACAAGAAGTCATGCACGTTAATAACTGCTGCGGATTACCTAATTTAGGTAACACATGTTTTATGAATTCATCTATTCAAAGTCTATTATCATGCGTTGATTTTGTCAACGGCTCCAAATTATTACAACCCTTCGTCACTTCATACAAAAACAAAAAACCACAGCCCGTAATAATTAGAAATCTGGTAATGAGTAAATTTCCTCAGTTTAGAAACTTATATCAACACGATGCACATGAATGGATTACCGCTCTTTTTGAAGCAATTGGAGATGAAGCGAAATGTTTTATGGGCAAATTTGAAATAAATGTAGGTTTTCCCCAGTGTGAACATATAAATACCCACACCGAGGACTTTAATACACTGTCGTTGACTGCCTTGAATTCGTTGGAAGAAGCACTACAAGAGTTTAGAATGCCAGTGCACGTGAGTTCCACGTGTGATACATGTAATGATGATAAAAAAATGCCAGCTGTGAAATCAATGAAGATTTTAGAACACCCGAAGTACCTCTGTGTGCACCTGAAAAGATTTATGAATAACGGTGTCAAAATTGATGGTAATGTTGAGGTGCCAATTAAAACAGAAAATTTTGAGCTAATAGCTATTATTAATCACATGGGTAATCGCGACAGAGGTCACTATACCGCCTGTGTGCTAAGAGATAAATGGTACTTATGTAATGACGTAAATATATGTCAAATAGAAGAACGACACGTCATTAAATCAGCACAGAAAGCTTACATTTTATTTTACAGGCTAATAAATTAGATCTAAACAGTTTAGTTTTCTTTATAATATAAAATGCAAAAAACTCTCGTGTATATCGCTGCTGGTGTACTACTAATAACGGTTGTGTTGTCTTTTTTAACAGATCTTGCAAGTTGGCTAATACCTCTTGTAGGATTTGGGATAGCTGTGACATTAACCATAATTGCTTTTATGCATAAAAAAGACGACGATAAATTGGAAGGTGGTAAAAAAGTAAACATAGATTTTTTTGCCCACGATGTTCTTAAGGGTAAGTCCAGTAAAACATTGGGTAATAAAGAAACCCCCATTTACATTATCGATAATTTTTTAACACCCCAGGAATGCAACGATATAATCAAATCCGGTGATGGGAAACTTGTAGAATCACCTTTAACACATCCGACTGCTGATAAGGACTTTAGAACAAGTCTGACTAGTTATTTTGAAAAAGACAATAAAATGCAAAAAGGGATTGAAGACAAGATTGCTAATTTTATAGAAATCCCAATAGAAAAAGGGGAGCTCGCTCAAATTCAAAAATACAATAAGGGTAATCAGTTCAAGGGACATTGGGACTATTTTCACGAAGGCGGGGATTACAAATACTGGGGTGGTGATAATGGGCAAAGAACGTGGACTTTTATGATCTATCTAAATGAACCCGAAAAGGGTGGCTCAACCGAATTTATTAAGCTGAAAGACAAAATTCAACCGAAAACTGGCAGAGCCGTCGTGTGGCATAATCTAAATAAAGATGGGTCAAGAAATGAAATGACTTATCACGCAGGGCGTCCTATAGAAGCAGGTGAAAAACACATTATCACAAAATGGTTTCGCGACAGGAAGCAAACTTAAGAATTTTTTTATGATATAAACAATTCTTTCATTCTTAAAATGCCACTTTCACTGAACAAACTCGGACAAATATTATATGAAAAATCTTTCATACCCAAACGATATTTTCGTTACGAAGGTAATTGTGTATTCATAGAAATAGTTTCTTTGACTTCAGGCGTTTCCTCAATGCTTTACATACCCTCGCGATTTAGTATGCCTGTGGGCGCTGGCGCTAATATAATAGACATTGATCTTATCGATTTTGATGCTAACGCTGATGATTACTCACAGGATCCCATGAAAAACCCAGAAGATGCTTATAATACTATCGATCTACAAGCTGATGAATTTACAGACGCAGCAGAACAACTAGACCTAAAATATAGGCGAAACATTGAAATTAAATCTGGTAAAAACGAAAACATTGCAATACTGAAAGATATCATTAGACAACTAAAAAGACTGCAATATTGTGTCGAAGGATTACCATATGATTTAATAATTTACGAAGGGAAATACATTGTTTATATGCGAAATAACGATCCAGATTGTTATATCTTCAAGGATACCAATTTAACAAATGGTAGAAATCTTAGACCGTGTGCTCTTTTGCCCACTTTCATCGAAAAGGGTCCTGTAATGAATACAGAACTCACTCAGGTCTCCCAGGGAATACAAAAAATATTATCAAAAAATATGACAGGGCACGCAACTTACCTTGACACATTGATAAAAAAGAAAGGTAACTTGCTAAGATTTGCACAGCTTATGGGAGTAAAAAAGAACGAACACACAATATTATTAGATAAGTATAAAAGGTTACTTGCAACTTTGGACATAAAAGAGAAAAATTTGAAAGAAAAACGTAGAAAATTTATTGCTCAATCGGAATCCGGTAGTCTGGATAAAGAACTCGCAACAACTCAGGGAAAATCCAGTTTTGATAGAAAAATACAAAATTGCGTTGAAACAAAACAAAAAATAATAGATCAAATTATTGATTTGCAAACTGCTCTCGATACATTAACACTTTCAGCTGATAAAATTCTTTATGATAATTCTGTCATGATGGACAAAATGTTCAAAAATTTTGCCTTATTAATCGATCTTAGTAAATAAATGGACACGTTAAAAACTGGAGACTTACTTATTTTTAATAATCACAGCGGTGGTATTTTCGGCGCCTTTACAAGTCTTTGTGTTGGTTGGTTATATATACACTAAGATCGGTATTTGGATCCAAATACCGATTGGAGTATACTTCGTCACTCGGACTTTTCATTGGTCGGTGAAAATCTCTTCTATAAAGATGATAATCATTATATCGCTAAAAACGAAGAAAAAATTTACTAAAAAAATATTTTTTTAAAATATATCCCCCACAATAAAAATGGCTACTTATTTCGGAGATGTCGGAACACCTTTTAGAACTTCATATGTCCAGTCAGATGCACTTGGGCAGCCAACATCGTGCTACGCAACACTAGCCGGCTACAACAGCCGAGTTGCAGGTACAGTTAACGGCCCGGCCGCAGTGTCTGCCCGTAGATCACAAACATTTCAAGCCGTCCCTGTCTGGGGCAGCATGGGTTACGAAGCACTTACACACGGTGAAAACTACCGCTGCGGTGGTTACTTCACTATCGAGGGAGCTTACCCTGACTACAGCAGTAAATGCGGTAAGATGATGCGTCGCGCGTGCGCGGGTACTATTTCTCGTTAAATACGAATAAAAATTTCTTAATACTATTAGTATTAAGAATTACAAAATAAGGGTTCAATAGCAAATTTATACATTCCATAACATATTGAAATCCCGAAACATACTACTAAAAACGTTATTACAATCTCTTCGTCTGTGCTCCGTAAACGTCGATGCGTAAAATTACCTGTTTGCATTTACTTTTTAACTTTAATGCGAAAGATCAATTCATAACTTAACTTAGAGATCGCGATCGCTGTTGATGGATTTCTCTTTCAAGCTTTTCTATTTTCTTCAAATACTTTCCTCTTTCTGAAAAACATTTAAGAGCCGCAGTCCGCCATACTTCACAGGCATTCTCACGAATTTTGTTTTTATTTTCCCGTTTTTTTCATTCTGAATCTCGATTTCTTGGGTGATTTCCTTTTTGGTTTCTTTGACTTTTTTATAGATTTCCTGGATTTCCTTTTTGGTTTCTTTGACTTTTTCCTAGGTTTTCGAGAGGTCTTCATTCGAAAACGCATTTTACCTTCAAGGCTTTTA